TCTTCACTTACTGCATCCTATGCAGGACCTGAGGGTCCTAAGCAAGTTTCCGATATGTCCCCCGAAGAACGTGCGGCATTCATGGAACAGTATAACCAAGAGAATACTATTGGACCTATTGATCCAAAAAGTAAAAGGGTGTACAGCACACCGGGTGGTGATCCATTTACAATTGATCAATTACCTAAAAGTATAGGTGCAGGTGGGACTAGGTCCTTAATGGAGTCAGCTTCAGGTTTCGTGGATTTTGCCTCAGATATGGGATTAACAGGACCGACACCCATTTATGCACCGGGTGGTATTATTTCCCCTGAAGTTTCACAGATGCAAGATGAGCAAAAAAGAGATCTCCAAGAGGGAGCGAGAGATGTTGCCGCAAGCATTAGACAAGAAGCTGACAATATGCCGGCTTACTTTGGTGTTAATCCTGAATTTGAACGTAGTAATGTCGGGCAAGTTCTTGGTGGACTTGGTCAACTATTTACTCAGGTTGGAACACGTGGTTTAGATTATCCCTTTAATGCTTACTCACAAAGTGTTCGCCGGGCTGAAGAAACTTTTGATAAACCTTATAATGAATTTACACAAGAGGAACGTAACAAGGTTTTACCTGCTCACGTAACATCAGCCGCCGCAGGATACTTCTTAAATCGTGTTGCATTAAATAAGTTAGGTGCAACTAAAGCCGCTCAATTCTTCAACGGAAAAGTAAAGCTAGATGGTAATGCATTAGGTAGAATGTTCAAAGCATTTGCTATTGAGGGAACTGAAGAAGCTACTGAAGCAATAGCATTTGAAGCACTCGCTAAGTTATTCTACGATGAGGGTAATAAAGTATTCTCAGCAGAAAACGTAGAAGAATACATACAGAACTTCCTTATTGGTGGTATGGTTGGTTCTTCATTTAAGGGAACACTTGAGTTAAGTGGAGGGATTTATAGAGGCTTACAAGGTGGAGAAGTAGAAGAAGTTAATTTAAATAATGTAGGTCAAGCTACTCCTGAACTTGTATCTTCACTGATTTCAAAACCAAGATTCAAGGTAACTTATGAAACTGCTGATGGTGAAACCAAAGAAGGTGTTGTCTATGCAGAAACAGAATCTGAAGCTCAAGAGATATTAAATAAAGGTTTAGAGAAGAATGGTGAAATACTTTCAGGTAAGCCAGTTGTATTTGAACCAATCGTTACTACTAAAGCTAAGGCACAAGAAGAAATAGTTCCCGGTGAGGAGTATGTACCTGTTCAACCTCAGGAAGATTTGGATCCCGAAGTAAGTGAGGCACTTGGTAATACTGTTCGTGATCGTATTGATCTATACGGAGAGGAAGGATTGTTCCAAACTGTAAAGGAAACAGAGCAGATAGAAGGACCGGGAGCCGCCGCATATGTTCAAGCGGAAGGCGAGAACTACATTAATTTTAAACTAGCAAATGAGTTTGATCTAAAGGAAGACGTTACTGCAACTGATACTGACAATCAAACTGTTAATGAATCACTAGCTCAAAAGAAACAAGTTGAAGCACGTGTAAATAAACTTAAAAAGTTCCGTGCCGGCAGAAAGTTCCTTAAGTTAGAGGAAAGAAAACAAAAGCTAGAAGATGAATACAATACCATTGATGAGACTATTCAAGACATACCTTTTCAGGTAGATGACGAAGGTCTTCCAAAGGAGAAGATGCGAAGTGAGATTAAGAAACGTTCTCAAAAAGCAAGATCAAGAAAGAAAGAAATTGAAACAGAATTGGTAGCAGTTAATGCCGCTATTGAAAATCAAAAACCAAAAGTTCTCAAAAGGATTCGTGATGATGCCCGGGTAAGTGGTGGTCGTTCAGCTATTGGTAGATTAATTGGTGATCAAATTGAGCCAGTGTCCGAAGTATTAGATCGTATTGATCCACGTATAAAAGGACTGTTTCGTAAGTTTGAATTAAATGTAGGTAAAAGAACTTTACAATTATTTGATCGTATCTCAAAGGGTAGTAAGGTATTAGATAATCTAGAGAAAAAGAACAATAAAGATTATCGTGAGTTAGTACCATTACTTTCATTGGATCCGGATAGCGAATCAACTAAAGCTAATGCCGAAAGACAAAGTAAGTTAGATGAAGCTCGTGAAGCTGAACGTGTTAGACTTGAACAAGCTGAAGCTCAAGGTGTTGACCCAAGTCAAATACCAGTAATACCAGTTGGTAATGTTGAAATGGTAAACGGAATACCTGTTATTAATACAGATGATTCATCAACTAATTCAACTGGAGAAGAGCAACATACTGTTTTGGATCAGTTTGGTAATGTAATCAATGAAGGCACACGTCTTCCTTTACCTAATCAGGATCCTGAAAAAGAAGGACAAGCTAAGATACCGGGGATCAAGGGTGCCAAGTTACCTAGACATCTATCGAAGGCTAGGGTAAACTATCGTGGCAGAGTCAATGTATTATTTGAAAGCGATGTAGATCGTGCACTGTACATTGTTCGCCCGGATGGTAAGGCACAAGCTAAACAAGAGTACATGGATTGGCTAACAAATACATTAGGTGTTAGCAAAAAAGATGTACTAGAAATGAGCCGTGAGGTTGTAGAAAAAACTAGAGCCGCAGGTAAGATAGCATTCCGTGACGGAAGAGATGAGATGAAGATGAATGCTTTTACTCGATTAGTAGAAGCACAGAAGTCAGACACTTACTTAAAAGATCTCTCAGAAAATGCACGTAATGCATTTAAATTTGTTCGTGTTACATTCCCGGATGTAGATATTATTGTTGGTGGTACACTTGCAGAAACCCGGGCTAATATAGTTCAAACACTTAAGAATAAACTTGGAACCACTGAAGCTACAAGGTTAGCAGAACAGTTTACTGATATGGATAATGGTGCTACCTTCTTTAAGAATGGTAAACCAATAGCACTTGTCGTTAATGATGCACAAGCTAACTCAACAACAGTAGCACACGAGGCTTGGGAGATGATTCTAAACGAAGCATTCCGTGGTGATACCAAGAGAATGAAGGAGTTACAGCAAGCTATTGACAAACAGTTACGTCAATCCGGATTTGGATTATTAGCTAATAAGCTCAAGGCATTTTCTGATCAGTACGATGGTGATCTTCGTTACTCTGAATACTTAGCTGAGTTCGGTGCAACATTAGTTGAAGGTGGATTTAATCCAAAGAATTTAAATCAAAAGCAAAAAAGTTTATTAGCTGAAATCAAAAAGATTATCAATGGATTTGCTAGAGTATTTACTGGTAAGCCAATGTTCTTAGCTGATGCTACCGCAGATAATGTTATGGCTATGTTTGTTAACGTAGCACATAAAGTTTCAAGAGGTGATCCTGAATCTACATTTAATATGGGTCAACAAGAACTTGACTTAGGTGATGACATAGATGTTAAGAAACAAATAGATACTCGACTTACTATGATGGGTGAACAAGATGTTCCAAAGTCAGAAGTCGTAAATGCTACACCGGGAGTTAAACCTCAGAATACTCTAAATCGTGCAGTTGCATTGATTGAGAAATATCCGAATGCATTATCTGACAAAGAACAATGGATTGGTCTTATGTCCCGGATGAGTGGTGCACGTCAAGTTGATGATGATGGAAATGTTTTAATACCAAGATTCCCTGAAGGCTTAAATCAGTTGACAACAGTTGAAGGTGTAAAGGAACAATTGAAAAAGGTTTCTGAGCAACAACGTAAGTTAGCAAGTGAAGGACTTAAGAATGGTTTAGAGATTCGTAAGCTGTATGAATCCGGTAAGATGAATGAGACTGATACCGGTTACTATTTCTTATGGAACATTCTATCTATTGGAATTAGTCCATACCCACAAGAGTCAGCATTCCTGCGGGCTGTTAATAATGGTGTAGGTAAGTTTATCGAGGATGCCGCAAAAGGAAACTTTAATTTAGATAATTATTTAGTTTGGGTTAATGAGACGTTACCTAAAGGAGAACCCGGAGCGGGGGCTATACCTAACCTAAGGAAATATGGACAGAACTTTTTAGATAAAGCATCTCGAAAAGTTGTGGGTGGTGAGTTCGATGGTATGACAAGACTAGAAGGTCTTCACAAAATATTGTCTGATAAAGAAACTCCAACACTAGAGTTACGTAGAAAGTGGCACACCTTTGCTACTGGTATGCAGTTCAATAATAAAATATTTGACTTCATCCTGTTGACCACTGGTCGCCATGACTTATATGTTATTGATAGAATTAGAACCGATGACTTTTGGGACAAGACTTCAACTATAAATGAGATTCAGCCAGTAGATAAAAAGGGTAAGATCATTGAAGCAGACAAGACAACACTGTACGATGGTGCTTGGCTCATGTATAAAACCTCTGATCAAGCAGGGTATTCAAAGATTCTTACTGATATACCGGGAATGATTATCAATGAAGTAGCCATTCGACAAACACGTGCTAATGTACAACAAGCATACAAAGAGCTAGGTGTAAAAGATTCGGCTGACGTTGGTAGATTCCACTGGGAAACTTGGGTTGCTGAATCAGCACAAGAAGTCTCTCATGGATCAATTGATGCCGTACTACAAATGAAAGATGCCGGAGAGATATTAGATGCCGGGATCCGGAATGGTAAGTATGGTGACTGGAACTTTAACTTTACTTATATCAAAAAGAAGGGGAAACCTTTCATATATGAGTTCACAGATAACGATGGAAACGTTTATGTGTTTGACAACATCGATAAAATTAAAGATGAAGTAACTAAACAAAATAAAAATAAAACTTACGAACCTGAATACAGGTTTATATTAAAGGATAAAAATGGCGAAATCATTAAAAGAAAAACAAATCAATCCGAAGACCTTAACAATGCTTGGTATGACGAGCCGGGGGCAGATGCCCAAGCCTACTTCAGCTACCTCCAGTCGCAAGCTACCGAAATCCGTACAGCACCTGATGTCACTGAAGATCAGGGCATAGTAATTAAACGGCAACGTACTGTACCGAAACCAATTGAGGGTGTAACCTACTTAGATGAGTCGGCTGATCGTATATTAAATATCAGCGAAGACGACAAGCAGGAGTACAAGAACACAGATCCTGAAACTGGATTGCCACGTGTTAAACGTAGCAGAAGCTACGTACTCAAGCCTGAAGCTATGTTGCTCAAGGAGTTAGAGAAGGACCTAGCTAAGGATCCTAATAACAAAGAGCTACAAAAAAGAGTAGAAGCTAAACGTCAAAGCTATCGTGAGAAAGCCGGGCTTGTTCCGGGATACCAAGGTGTAGTAATGCCTATCAACATCTACAAAGATGTTCCTAAGTTAGCTACTGCAAAAGAGGTTGCTTACGTTGTAAACAATAAGACTGCTCATAACAATATACCAATCATTGGGGTTAACACTCAGGTTGAAGATGGTGTAGCTGTTGCATTACGTTATGATGTTAATGCTTATCAGAACTATAATACTTGGGTTGTATCAGTCCATGATGGATCAACACAATCAGGTGGTGTTATAGGATACTCTCCGTTTGCTAGAATCAAGAATGTTAAATTTTACAGTGTGCCTTCAGCCGCATTAAACATTGCGGCAGGTGGTCCTAAGGTTCCGTTCGCACGTATGTTCGGTGACTTTGTAAATGATAGCAGTGAGAATATAGTTAAGGAATCTCAACAATTTTTAAAATCAGAAGGATGGACACAGATCGGTATGAACCCGGAACGTGCATCTTACTTCTACAACAAGGGTACTGGTAAACCAATCATCGAAGCAGAAGAAGTGGTTCAGGTTGGTCCATTAGTTCTAGCCAAGAATGCAGTTGAAGTAAACGTAGATAACCCACGTGTATATCAACAGTTTAATCCTAACTCAAAGGTAACAGTTCGATTCCAAAAGAAGAGTCCAAATGTTATTGATCCAAAGAAACGTGCTGAATTAATAGCTCGCCGTGATGAGCTACTTCGTAAGCACGATCTATACGACTGGTTCCACAAGGATGTTCGTGGTGTACTGAACGAACTGTTTGATGAACAAGTAAGTCAGGGTACTCAAATAGATTTCTTACGTGACTACTTCCCTCGAGCAATAGCGGATAAGGCTAAACTTAAAAAGAAGCTAGGTCTATCTGACGTACAAGCTGATGCTATTATCAATCGAGTAAATGCTAATAGAAAAGATCGTGGTCTTGAGCCACTTGATTCTAATCAGGAAGCTGTTGCTTTAGAAAACTTTGTTCGCCGTAACTTCAATGCACTGCCTGCCGGTGCCAAGATCCCGGGTAACATTAAACCAAGGGATGTTGATCTAATATCTGATGAGATGCTTGATCAATACGTAAGCCCAACCAAGGCATTGAATAGATATATCTTGGATGCGGTTACATCTATTGAAACCAAGAAGCTAATAGGCGGAATGAAACCTATGGAAGGCGGAGATCAGGTACCTAGTGGTACACTTGGTAAACGTCTAAATGAACTTCGCCGTGCCGGGCAACTATCTGATGCTGACTTCCAACAAATAGTTGGAATAGTAAGAGATATATTCTCAAGTAAGAAACCGGAAGGTAAGGTTAGTCAGGTCCTACGTATGGGTTCTTACAATACATTCCTTACCAATATTTCATCTACATTGATTCAGTTAAAGGATAATGCATTGTCATTGTACCGATATGGATTCGGTGATACATTAGCAGGGTTTGCTTCCAACAAGATTGCACTTGAAGATCTAGGTAAAGCAGGTAAGAAGATTACCCAAGAACTAGAGACAATGGATGAAGGTGCACTTGCTAAACTATTCCGTGGTCAAACATTCTTAACTGGATTTTCGGCGATGGATAAGCGAATGAAGAGTACATCAATCAATGCGGCTTACATCAATATGCAAAGGGCGGCACGTTCTGATAAGAACTCACGTGCTTACAAGAAGCTAGTAAGTAAATTGAAATTCATTCAGGGTGATCAATACATCTTTACAATAGCCGGACTTAAGTCAGATACAAAGAATGATTATGTGGTCGAAGCTATATACAATGAGCTTGCTGATACCCAACCAATAGGACGTTTTGAAATGCCATTAACTTATAACCGAAATCCGGGTAGTCGTATTTGGTACAACTTACGTTCATTCCAAATCAGACACTTTGCTTTTATAAGAAAGGAAACTCTCAATAAAATAATACCTGAGCTTACTGTTGGTAAGAAGGGTAACTACCTTGAGAGATTAGAAGGACTTCGTAATCTAATTAAGATCATGGCATTCATGGTTATCACTGGTGTTCCAGTTGATGCAGTTGTAGCATGGCTACGTGGTAAGCCAATGGTTATTGAAGATATGGTACTAGAGAATATGTTACTCGCTACCGGTGTACTGAATAAGTTTACATTACAAAATCTTGAGCGATCAGGTCCTACTAAATCCTTCCTTGGATTTGTTACACCTGCATCAATGAGTATCTTTGAAACAATTGAAAGAGTTGCTAAGGCTGAAGATCTGTCACCGCTTATTAAGTTTGTATTACCCGGCGATGATCTATGGTATTGGAGATCCTCTAAAGCCGGACGTGATTCCGTACGTGAGGAAAGACAACGTCTAGCTAAGGAAGGAAAGTATGGTGTCAACTTCCCGGGCTTGGTGCCAATGAGAGATCCTGCGGCAACACAGAAAGATGTGGTCCCATTGTTTGATCCCCGATTGTTGAGGAGATAAATAAAAGCCCCACCCTTGTCAAAATCAGATAAAAACAAAGGTGAGGCTACCACACACTGGGGATTTAACTAGGTCTAAGAGCAGACCTCGTGGGCATTACTGCTTGCACTTACCCCGGTATAGATTATATCACTTAGATTCCTTACCTAAAGATTCTTTGAGACGAGCTTTCTCCTGTTGTAATTCATGCCGTCTCTCTTCGAGTCTTTCTATTTGGTAAGAAACCATACGTGATTCAGCACGAATCATTTCGATCCGGACCTGAAGTCTTTCTAAATTAGTATTGTTCATCTATATCTATAAAGTCGATCTTGAGAAAATTGTCAAGTATATCTTTGATCTGAAGTCTCATTATCCTACCCCGGTTACTGTTTTCATTTATCAGTTTTGATACACGTTTAATCATGTGAGTAACTGATGATCGTTCCCGGTTAACTGTACGACTAATGTCTTCGTGAGAGTGCCCACACTTGTGCAATAAAAATGCACAGATGTCACGGGCAAAGGATGCCTTCTTAGTTCTACGGCTTCCTGAAATTATGTTCATGGTTGTTTCACATGATTCGCTTACTGCTTCTAGTATTTGGTATTTTGTTTTCATTAATAGAATCTTCCTGTTATGTGGTAAAATTTAAACGTGCCGGTGATACCTCGCTCACCTTCACGATTCTTAGCTATCTTATATTCAAGTAGTGTATAGGCACCACTTGAGTCAGTCATCTTTGAATCCTCAAAGTTTCCTTGATATGGGTACATGAGTAGGACAACGTCCGCATCATTCTCAATGTCCCCGGAATCTTTTAGATCATAGATGTCCAGTCGTCCACCCTCTCGCTTGGCACCCTCTCGATTGACTTGTGCCAATAAGAGGATACCAATGTTTAACTCAAGGGCGAGTTGTTTAATCTTATGGGATATGTTGGCAATGCCTTCCGCCTTACCAACCTTCCCTGAATTGAAGGGTATCAATTGTAGATAATCGATGACGGCTAACTTGACACCTTGCTTGTCAACTAGTTTACGTAGCTGAGATGCAAGATCTTCTGCTGACTTAACAGTATGACTGGTGTATAAGGGTACTGAATGAAGTTGGTCAATGGCATCATCAACCTTCTTCATGTTGTCTTCTGATATAACTCCGGCTTGGATCTGCTTTAGATTCACACCGGCTAATGTCTGAGTCATTCGTTTAAACAATTGTTTTTGTGGCATCTCCAAAGAGAACACAGCACAAGGTGCATTGTTATGAGTGACTGACTTCAGTGCAATGTTCAAGGCAAGTGCTGACTTACCACAAGAGGTCGGTGCGGCTAGGGTAACAACTTCTCCGGGGGCTATGCCACCATTACCAAGCTGTAGATCTAGATCACCAATATGAGTAGGCAATGCATCAGTGGTGAACTCACCATTCATCATTTGCCTGAACTCTTCCTTGATGGTTTCGGCGGTGTCCTTTAAATCATTAGGTTTTTCTTTGACGAACTGTATGTTATTTACAGCTTCATCTACCCGGTGCTTTATATCTTCTGCCTTGTCGGTCTGAGCTATAATACTTTCGTTAGCTGTCCGGTATGCCCGGTTCATCTTACGAAGGTTTGATTTCTCCCGGACAATGTCGGCATAGTATTTCATCTGCATAGATGTTTCTACTTTGCCCATGATAGAGTAGATGGCTGAGATGCCACCAACTTCATCAAGGTTATTGTCCCGGGTTAACTGCTCTACTAAATGTATTTCGTCCAGTGGAAGGCTGTCTTCAACTAACTTTCCAAGGGCACGAAAGATACATTGGTTGCGGTAAAAATAAAAGTCATCAGCCGTAACAAATTCAGTAACAGAATTATAGTTATGAGGCGAGTCTTCTATGAGACAGCAAGCGAGGACTGCATCCTCTGCATCAGGGTTATTCGGTGGATTGTCTATTTCGTTCATCGCTTAAGATGAAGTCCATTGAACGAATCACTTGCCCCAAATATCTAACGTTTTCTTGCTCTTCTTTTGGTAGGTTTAGTGTGTTGATTGCTGAGTGAAACTTGTTTCCAAGTTGCACCGCATCGTGCATGGCTTCTAATATTTTCATGGTTCTTTTTTCGTTGTTCATATAGTAAAATAAATGTAGCCCCGACACCATGTCGAGACTACATTCCATTTTATCACAGTTAATAAGAGTCCCGCTCGAGGATCCCCAAGCTGATCAGGCTGTACCCAATCAGGTCCCGGTAAATATCTCGAACTGTATCCCCTTTAGTATCAAGGGTTAACTCTCCGTCTGCACAAAAGGCTTTCAGCCTTTGGAACTTATCCTGCATCCGGATAGCCACACCGACTAGTGGGTCGATACCAAACTCAACTGATCCATCGAAGTTAGCAAATGGATTGTCACATCCAATGCCACCAGTGTAATCAGAGTTCTTGGCTCCGGTCAGCTTAAGTATCTCTTCGATCTCATCCCGGCGGAATGTTTCCCACCAGTCTTTATCAAAGGTAGTACCTTCTATTAGGTCTTCAGGATCCATCTATTAAAAGGGATCCTCATTAACAGCAGGTCCGCTTACCTCAGGTGTATTCTCCTTTGGGTTCACGGCTAATGAAAGAAACTTAACACCTGACTTGGCATCTTTTTTCCAAGCCTTGATCCAGTAATCTTTACCTTCAATGTTAATGGATCCACGTAGATCCGGGTGTGTTTCTTTTTCCTTGCGGTCATTGGGGAACAATGCTCCGCCGTTAGTGTTGTCGTATTTCTTTTCCATTATATAAGCTCCTCTAAGCTATTGGTTTTTGGTTTAGGGTTAGTTGATTTGCCATGTGTGTTAGTGGCATCAGGATCCTTGGTATCATCGATAGCAAGCAATCCGTTTAAAGCATACTTACGGGCATAACTGGATGCGGATCCGGTAACTTGTGCTTCGTCCATTCCTTTCTTTGCTTCTGCTTCACGTGCGAATGCATGAGATGCAATAGCCTGATCGGAATCATTATCAGCTAGAGTTGCTGTGGCACGTACGTAGATACGTCCGGCTACTTCAACAATCTCATCGCTTAATACAAGAGAGCATCCCCACTCGCCAAGCAAGGGCTTGACTGCATTTGTTATGTCCTCTGCTGATCGGTATTTATATCCACCGAACTTATTGGTCTGCCCCTTTGGGGCTTTAAGAGATCCTTGGATCCCCGATAGTTTAACACGTATGTTAGGTTTAGTTATTTCGTCTGTCATGGTTTGTTGTATATGGTTTTTATTAACGAACGATACAAGGCTGTACGATCATTCACATTCTTGCAACATTTTATTTCACTTTTTTTTGCACCCATCTTTTTCAATGCGAACTCTTGCTCTTCCTTTGGTAAGTTCCGCTTGAATCTTGAGGCTAATTGTTTCAATCCAACCGGGTGTAGGATCCCGGTTCGTTCACGTTTCAGATAGTCAGCTATGTTAATTAATACTTTAGGTAAATCTTTTGGATCACCCTTACAAATACTTCTGTGTATGTTCTCGATCTTACCAAGCATCGTGTTAGCTTCCCGGCTTATCACTGCCCGGATCTCTCCGTTGATGTGATCGTGATCAACAACTAAGTCATCTGTCTTGCGATCCAGTATAGGACAACGGCTAGGTGAATTATCTTTTCTCCACTCCGCTAGTTTATTCTGTGGTACATAAGTCATAAAGAATTAGGTGGGATCTCATCAACTGATAGTATGGTTATCCTAGCACCTTTCTTTGATTGGCAATTGCCTTGCTTGTCAGGTCGAGATTTACATAGGTATCCAACTGCTTTCTTCTCATCGTTTGCCCACTTATCAGTGCATCCAACGTAGTCATCAGGCATATCGCCGTGCTTGTACTTTATCCTGTACAGGTTCATAGAGGTACGTGAAGGTATTGTTTCCCATCGTCCCACTCCTGAACAGTTAAGCCAGTTAATCTTTTCTGAAGTGCCGGGAACGTAAGGAACCTTGGGTCCTGTCCTTTAAAACAAAAGGCTACATAGAATCCGCAGTCACCCTTGTACTGTTGTTCAAACTGAGCATAGATAAATAGATCAATGAGTTTAATACGTGGTGTCCCCTTGACGTGGATCCAACTTAACTGTCCTTTCTTATTCTCAATCAGGTAGTCCGGGATGTGTCGCATCATAGGATGAATCAACCAAAACTGTTTGATCTGATCCTGCTTCTCATCAAAGCCAGTGCGATAGAATTGAATCTCTTTCCGGGTACAGTAATCCTCGAACACGTCTTCGCCTACCCTGCCCTTACATCTGTTTTCGTATGTGTCTTGTGCTGTATTATTCATGAAAAGAAATCTCCACATCGAAGTCATCAAACAGAATAATAAAATTCTGTGGTTGCAATCCAAAGATATTGTAGTCAACCCATTCGATTGCTTCTTCTTCAGTCATGCCCTGCTCTTTTACAAAATGATTAAGTAGTTTACTATAATCATAGATCAAGTATCCCCGGATGTCAGTTCCGATAATACAGTCATCCAACCCGGTGAGCCGGATTGCTTCTTCATTTAAGTTTTCATTTGGTGCTATCATAAATTACATACGTGTCAGCCAATATAACTTAGCTGTTAGTTTAAATATTTGTATACCGGCTAGGCACTCTTCCTCTGTCCATACTTTGTGGTGGTGTTCCCTTGTATCACAATCAATAACCACACTAGTACAAGAAGGCATATAGGATAATTCGTAATGCCTACGAATAATGTCTGCTTCAATTGCTAGTTGGTAACAGTCCTTAGGATAAGTCTTAGCCTTTCCTTTGGTATTAGTCCGGCACTTGTAGTCAGCCAAGAATACCTGACCATCGTTGTCCTTGCCAATGAAGTCAATGGATCCGGCTGTCTTAACTCTATTGCATTTAACTAGGTGTTCAGTTGCCAGTGGTCTTACTCCTTCCCGGTGAACCCATTCGAGGAACGGCATTGCCCACTCAGTCCAAGGTGTTTCAACTCTCCTCTCTTGGTTAGGGTTCAGGTATTTATCCTGCAATAGATCTTCAATCTCTTTGTGAACGGCGGTGCCAAAGTCACTTGAATAAATTTTATCCCCGGTTACCGGGTGTTCCCGTGTTCCATAGCACAGCTTCTCTAGTTCCTGCCACGGCAGGTGTTCGTGTTCACGGGCTAGGTCGGTGATCATTCGTGGTCGATAAATAGAATCAAGGAAAGGATCCTTAATGAGTCCTAGTACAGTGGTTACTGATGGGTAAGTCTTCTTCTGTTTGCGAGCTTTGGCAGGGGTAGTTATATCGAGGCAAAGGAAGGGGTCGTTGTTGCAATCATAAAAATGAGCCATGCCCTCATTGAGCATGACTCATCCACACTTGTCAACTTATAAAGAACAACTATTACAATTCTTCCATCTCGATTATATAACAGAGACATTCCATTAAACTCATACCGGCATCGCCCGTATAAAATGGTATAGAATTTTTTCTAAATGACCACTGGTCATCCACTGGATGAATAGATATTTTTCGGTCATTGATATATTTGATCGCCTTCTCTGCGGTCACTGTTGGTAGCGGTGCCTTTGGATTTAAGACGTACTCATCTCCATCTGATAGTTCAGCTACGTAGCAGTCAGTGAAACGTCCGAAACTATTTAGCTTGGACACGATCTCATCTTGAGCCATTCGACTCGCTCCCCCTTCCGGGTACTTGTGTATTTTGATTCTCATAAATTATCCTCCTGATACTAAAGGTTCGTAATGAAAGGGACACTCTGAATCCCAAGTATAATCGTCAGTTGATTTACTGACAACACCATTTGTGTGGTCCCAAATAATGCTACCCTGAAATCCCATTCCCGGCTCAAAGAAAGTAAGTTCAAACCTAAGAGTAGGAAATAACTTAGCCATCTCAATGCACACTCGATTGTTGAACGGCTCCCAAGCTGTGTTGAATTGGTAGGAAATTTCTCCATCTCCGTGCCAGTCCTCATCCTTGAGGGTTACTTCGTAGGCACCCCACTTGGTACCCCACTGTTCAATGCACCAGTCATATCCCATTGGTTCACCAGTTGCCAATGCTGAGTAAGGCATAGATAATTCCTGCCCACGTCTGCAAAGTTCAGGGTGAATGAAGTTAGATAGTTCAAGATCCTTTACGATCTCAGGCTTTTCGGATCCCTTCCAGTGGATCCCGACACCTCTTGCGAAGCGGATGAAGTCTTGAAGTACAGAGGACTCCCCTTTAATTATTAGTTCGTTGGCTACGTGATTAGGCATTAGAATATATAGTTAATGATTAATGAAACAGTTAGGAATATCAATCCGACTAAGCCTGCAATTGATACTATGATGGCTGAGAAAAGGACAGAGTCACCGCCCTTGTATAGGTCTTTATTATTATTGTCTTTCATAATTATGGTATGTGGTTTCTTAAGTATCCCACCCCCTTCGAGGGGGATGGGTTCATTATGTATCACAAGGTCAGGTAAGGTGTCAAGCATAATTCTCATTGATGAAAACATCGAATCCCGGAATGTAATAGTGGTAGTGATCACGTCCAATGTGTTCACGATAAATAGTCCACCCACGTTTGACTGCTTCACGTTGGAAGGCACTAGCCTGAATTGATTGTTCAGGTGCCACTGAAGTAGGATAAAGGGTGAAGTTATATCGGGCTGATTCAGCAAACTTTTTGCCTAAGTTGTCCTCCCATTCATAGCCCCATCCAACTGATGGTCGATCAAGTTTAATCAGGCGGTGCAGTTCGATCTCAACTAACTCACAGTCACCCTTGTCGTTAGTTACCTGAACTGTACTAGCATCTTCATCAATGGATACAACTGATCCCTCAATGCTGTTGTCCCTTGTCCTAACGTAGTCCCAAGGTTTAAGTTTAGGTAAGTCTGATCTCTCAATGTTACCAAGACAGAACTCGAACTCATCCCAAAAGTTATCCCACAAACTATCACAGCCGTGAAGGTGAGTAGTGATTGCTTCAAACTCTTCCTCAGTCAGGTCCCGTCCCAGTCTCTCGATTGCTCTTGAGTCAAACTCATCCTTCCTGAAAAGCGGGATCACGTGGTCTAAGTTAGGCAACCATTCAAGGAAGCTAATGATATTTTCTAGGCAGTCTCCCACCGAAGTAGCGGTGCCATCGTTATCCTTTGGCATCCCATCAAGTTTGCTGAACTTGAGTGCAGTTAATACGTCCCTTGCATCGCAAAGGGCATCTGATATTTTATTAGTATATTCCATAATGTTAGTGTGTTAATTAAGTTTCGAGTGAATAATAGGTGAATAAGTATAAGGCTGTCAAATAAATTTATCTCCAATTTAATATGTCGATAGCTAGTCCTTCAATTAGGTCCCAAATAGTTTCGGGTGTTTCTCTCAGTGAGTCCCACTTATTTTCCTCAATGAACTCAAGTATCTTTGACTCATCCTGATCTATTAAACCCACTGGGAAATGATCACTCAGGAAGTGTCCTGAAGCCCTGATGTAGGCTTCCTCTTTCTCATTTGGTTTAATAGGTTTCGGGTCAGTGTATTGAACCACGAAGTCGTGGGCATCCTCTGACAGTGAGCTACTAGGTAGCCCGAAGTGTTTCTCAATAACGTCCCTGATAATGTCCTGAGTGTCGAACTCATCCACTGAGTCTGAGTTAGAGCAGTCAGGTAGAAGCCCCGTGCCGACCATTCGGTCAGTGATTGCTAGTGATATGTCGGCGATACAATCGATAGTTAATTTTTTCATAGTATTTTTTTCTCTTAGTTTAGTTAATGTTTAATTATAAAATTCTGATCCAGTGATAGTCCTGATCAACGTCTAATTTAGTATTGTTCCACTGCTTCTCAAAGCCACCCAAGCTAAAGACAAAGCCCTGCTCTTCAGCAACTTCTTTAAACTTCTCATCTGAGTAAGTAGAAGGGCAGTCATCCACGTGGTTTTCATCTACCAAATAGACCCTGAAATGATTGGCTAATAACGATGGGTCCCTGTCCCATCTGATTCGCTCCCTATGAGCCATTACCAAAGCCCGCTCTTCCTCTTCTACTAGCATCAGCAGGGCATTACAAGGATCACCCTTTAATTCTTCCTGCAAACTAGCCTGCCTTAGCATAGAATCTGACTCAGGGTCCTCTTCTTCTTCACCGAAAACAATCTTAGTTAAGTCGTCTATCAAAGTGATTCTCTCACAGCTTTCGTATTTAGGGTACCACTTGGCAAGGTAGTCCGCATTTTCCCTGATTATTTCAAGAGCTATTTCCGCCCTGCCTTGGTCCATAAGATCATTGCTGATCTGAGTTGCTTCATTGTATAGTTTAGTAAGTTGTAATTTATTCATAGTATTTTAATTAGTGTGTGGTTTAATTTTATGCCCCCTCTCGGGGGCGATTATAGTTTAGATAGGGTTAGGCATTCGTGATTAATTCAAAGGCTTTCTGAGCCTCTTTAGATGCCTTAAAGATCAATTTCTTATCAGCCTTTAGTACGTCCGCCCAATGTTTGAAGTAAGCCTGACTGTTAGATTCAGCCTCAGCGAAAATGCCGTGAGCATTTGAGAGAAATGAAGCGGTAAGTTCAGCCACTAGTTCCTCTTTAGCATAAGGGTCTGACCCGAATGAAGCAGGCTCCAAGCGATCCAGTCTTGAACTGTGACCTGTGCTGTGAGCCATTTCGTGGAACAGTGTGTGATAACGTTCAGCTTCACTTCTGAACTGTTCCATCAAAGGCATTCTTATGCAGTCCTCTAAAGGATTATAGCAGGCACGATTGCCACCGCTGAAGCAGTCGATTCCCTGAGAGTTTAAGTAAGTGTGGCACGTCTCACCGCAAGCGATAAACTCAGGTGCCGTCTCAGTCTCAGTTGATTCAGTCACAGCAGGCTCCCTGACTACATCCTCTTTCAGGTCAGTTTGATCCTGATTAAAAGCGGTGCTGTATTTCTCATACATTATCTTTTTAATAAGCCCTTTTCTAGCCATTGCATCTAATTGCTTTTGGCTGTGAGGTTTATTAGGGATTAGCTTTTTGCCTAGCTTGTCGCCTTCACCCTTCTCAAAGTATAAGACACCCCAATAAACAATCGGTGTCCCCTTCTCACCTTTTTGGACTGTTCCGCCCTTCTCTTTCCACTGTTTGAAGGTCCCCCAATTACAGCTATCATAGCCCTTAGCATTGGCTTCCATCCACAGCATAAGGGTATTGATCCCTTGGTACTGATTCCCGCTTGAAATATTGACGGGAAACACGTCAATTGAATGACCCTCAAAAGCCCCGTGCTTCCAAGGTTTCACCCAAGGATTGGTGCCTTTTTCTAATGCTTCAATAAAGCGATTAGTGATAATTTCGTGAAGGTCAGTTTTCTTAGTTTGAGTTGATTTTTTCATAAGTTTTAAGTGTGATTTTTTTAAGTTAATATTTAAGTGTTCAGCAATTAAGGTGAATAATTTGTGCATAGTCAATAGCAAAATGACTTTATTTTCATTTATTCAAACTTTATTATTTATAGTCAAAAAATACATCAAAATGAAACCAAAAACAGCCTGAAATCTCCCTGAAAAATGTCGTAAGTCGTTGATAATCAACAAAAGTTTTCCAAAAACAAATCGTTTTTAAGGCACCTGAGAAGCCCTACAAGCGGTCCAATTTTCGATTGGCACCTTACCCTTCAAAGTTTTTTCTAGAGCCATACAGCCAAAATTGCCCTTTTTTGTTGCATAAAATTGCATAGTTATTGAGACTCGATCTCATCTACCATTCACCCTATTTTCACCCCCTGAAATGCTTTCTTTATGAGGAAAAGAAAAATGTTCCACGTGGAACAATTCAG